AATAAATTAGCTAATTTTATTAAGTTTCAGCCCTTTTCACCTTGTCATATGCGGCCTGTTAAATGTAGTAGAGAGTATCCTAAGCGACGAGTTAACACTAAACATTATCCTAAATGTTTGGTTGATTTACCTAAAATAATTGCAATGGTTGATGGTGTTCGTCGTAAAAGAAGAAAAACTAAACATAATGGTTTGAGTATTTGTTTTGGAACAAAATTTGGGATGCCTCATGCTACTGTTACTGGTGTAAATTTAGATGGTTATCCTCCTAATCTAAGAAAAATAGAGAGTAATTTTTTAAATATGGGTAGGCCTGTTTCTCCAAAAGAAGTATTTGCAGTAATTGCTAGAATGTTATCTATAATGAAAATGTATCCTGATATGCGTATGGATTTTGAAGTTCCTTCATTAGAACAGTTGCAAAATGCTTTAAGGACTTATGATACTGCTAGTGGTTATGTTCCTTGGTCCAATGGTGCTAAGTATATTGAATTAGATCCTATGAGTAAGGTTAAATATGTTAGTGAGCCTCATAAAGCTAAGAAAAGTGAGTTGGCTACTGCTATCGCTATGTATTTAATAGATAATTTTAGGGAGTTATCTGAGCTATTGGATCATGGTTATTTCTGCTTGAAACCTTTTTTTGGTGAATCTTTTAATGTAGAGGAATTTAAATGGGAAATATTAAATTGTTTGGAAGCTGAGGATAAAGAAACTTATGAGAAGTATAAAATAAAGTTGAGATTATTTTTTATAGAATCAGGTACTTATACTTTATTGTCTTTAATTTTACTTCGTCCTATACATAAGTTTTTAATAGGAGGTCCTTTTGGTCTTGGCTTGGAAATAAATTCTGGCTCTTTTAAGAAATTAGCTAGAGAAATGCTAGCTCAAGGTAAGGTGGATAGGGGTTATAGATATCATTTACCTCGAGATGATTGGGAGAAATTAGATTATATTTATGATCAAAATCCTGAGTTAGTGGAACGTGTCTTTATAGAATTAGATATTTCAGCTTTTGACCAATCTCTTCTTTATCCTGTTTTGGTAGCTGTAGCTTTATTCTATTGTATGTTTTATAAGTATGATTCTGATAATGGTTTAACTAGATTATTAATGTCAGATATGTCTTATCGATTGTGTATAAAATATCTCCATATGTTAGGTATGGATAGAGCCTTTGTTGTTCTAGGTATGATGTTTAGTGGTAAATATGAAACATCTACTGGTAATACAATATATCAATTTTTTGTTTTTGTTTCATACATACATTTTAAGTTGAAGAATTATGAAAATCATCCTAAGGTGTATCTTCTTCAAGTAGCTTTTGAATATATGCTTATATATTTTACTTTTCAAGGAGATGATTTGTTAGGTTCTTATCCAAAAATCTTTGAAGAGTGGTTTGATATGACTTATGCTGATTATAAAGCTTGGTGTCTCTATTATGGATTGACTATTAAAAAAGGTTATTCTGATCGG